CGCTCGTCAAGCCTGCCCCTACTGCGGCAATGCCTGCCGTCGCCATCCCTGCCAGTGCAACGGTCGAGGCTTTTATGCCGGAGAGAAACGACCCTTGACGGTTCTCGTCAAATGTATTTGAGGTTTCTTTCTGTATGTCGCGGAGCGGAGCGGTAAACTGGTCATTGAGTTTTATCGCTACCGTCAAGTCCTGTCTGACTGCGGGCATTTTGTTCCCTCAATATTTTCGCGGTCTCGTCACCGATAACGTCGAAACCATTTTTTACAATGTGCGGCATTTCTATAATATCGGCATACTCTATATGCCGCAAATAGCCGCCCTGTTGCACTGAGTGAGATATGTCGTGTATCTCGTAAATTGCGCGACTCAGATCGGTAATGCGTAGCGCAGGGCATCCAGTAAAGGCGACCTCTCCGAGAAGGCCGCCCCTATCTTTTCCCGCAGGGTGCAAGCACCGCGATGGCTTGCGCCGCCCCATACACGCAAGGCACCCTTATCTATTGCGAAATAGAACCATCTGGCCGCGCCGCGTAGTTTTTTAATTCTTCGCCCGTAAGGTGCGCGGTCTCGCCTAAGACTTGAATTATCTCCATGATAAGAGAATCTTTTTGCGACGAGGTAGTCGGGTTAGGAATGTTTAAAAAGATTTCTACGGGGTCGGTCTTTTCTTCGCCGCCAAAGACAAAGTTTTGAAACTTGCGCGTGTGCGTTGTAAACCGCTTGATCAGTCGCAACACATCAAGCGGCATCTGCGTGATCGCATCCCCATAGTCGGGGTCGTTTATCCATCGCTTAAGTTGCTCGTCGCGCCATTGGTTTATGCTTTCTTCGCTTTCCTCATAGAGCGTGTCAACGGGGCGCAGGCGTTTAATCTCAAGTGACAACTGCTCCGATTCCGGAAGGTCGCGGTTACCCTTCCATGTCGGCGCATACTTAAACCAAGTCAGTCCTAATTCCATGTTTATCCTCTTTGCGTCAGTGGATAGGGTGCTTTTCTCATCGTTTGAGAGGGGTGACGCAGGCCCCACACCCTACCCAAGAGTGCGCCGGAATTAATCAAATACGAGCGTGACCTCATCCTCGCCGCTTGAGCTTGCCAAAGCGACAAAGTTTACGCTGTAGCGAATCATATCGGCATCGGGTGAATCGCGCTGTGTTGGGTCAAGCTCAGTGACATTGCAGTTGATCTTCATGCGCTTGCCAACCGTGTCGCCAATCGTCACAAGCATATCCTTCTGGACATTGCGACGGAACTCATTAAACAGGTTGACCTCATCCTTGCGAACGAGGAAGTCGAGCGAACCAGTGACCTCGCGGTAAGCCGGAACGGTTACGTCGGCGGCTGAGTCGCTTCCGTATTCGGTGTTAAGCAGGTCGATCCCTGTGTTGATCGACAAGCTACCGCCCAAGTGCGTAATCGTCGTTGAGCCATTGTCAAGCGAAAGCGATCCGGCAGTCCCAAAGAGCGGGTCACCTGCGAACGTGCCGCTCGGCACATACGGAGCAACCGCATCGTTGTCGGACCAAGTAGACGAGGCAATCGTCAACGTGTTGGTGCTGTAATCGACGGCGGTGACTTGTATATCGTCGGTGCTTCCGACGCTAATCACTGAATACTTGCTGTAGAAATCCGCATCATCAACGATCAAGGAGGTCGCGCTACTTCCCGCGCCGTTGGCTAATGTGTTGCCCGTTTGGATATAATCCTTGCCGATGCCGCTCGCCGTCCATGTGACATATGAATCGCCGGACCAGTTAAAGGTTAGGTTCTGAATAACGCCACCATATACGCCCTCAGAAAGGTCGGAGGTCTTGCGGTAGATGCTCGCCGATAATGCGGTCGGGTCTTTCAGTAGGCTATACGTCACCGAAGTGCCGCCGCTAACCGTTTCCGTGCCAAGAGCGTGTTTGATAAATACGCCGATGTCGGGCGCAGTTCCGGCAGACCCCGAAGGTCGCAAGATGCCCGATGCGCTAAACGGCTGTACTGGCGTACGCGTGACCGTGCGCTCTATGCGGCTTCGTGTGTTGCGTCGGTCGTTGGGAAACTCGCGCCCAACAGGTGCGCCCATCGTGATGGCCGTAGCTCGGAACGCATCCGTTCCGGCAGGCTTGGCCGCTACACCATAAGAGGACTCGGCGACGATATAACCGACTAAATCCGAGCCATACGAGAAATTGTCAACTCCCATTTGGTTGTCTCCTTGTTAGGAAGTGTAAACTAAAAGTTGCATTTCGGCTCGCTGTTCAAATCTTGTTCCATCCGCGCCGATTTCGCTCGCGTCAATACGTTCTAAATACACTTGGTCCACTGCATCGCTTAAGGTCGATTTGTTTATCAACTCTTGTATTGCCCGACAGGTGCGCCAGAGCCGTATCGTAATCATCTCCGTGCCGGAATAGGTCGCCGAGGATTGGCTCGTCGTAACGATCACCTCAATACTGATATAATGCAGTTGACGTTGATCGGGCGAGTTGACCGCCTCGCTTGAGGTCGGCACGACAATAACGTTGACCTTCGCCGGATAATTCTCCTGTGGAGACCTCCAATAATAGTCAACGTCGTCGAGCGTTATCCCGTCACCATACGAGGTGTCGAGTGCGGCGAGCTTGGCCGTCATTCCGGCCTGTAAGGTCGTTATAAGCGAGTTGGCCGCGTCTTGTGGGTTTATCGTTCCCGCCATCGGCTCGACCCTTTCATGGCCTTTTCAACGTCTTTCCTCATCTCTTGCGCCCAATCATTGACGAGTCCTTGATCTATCTTTATAAACGGTCGCGCAGGCATTTTCTTAGTGCCGTATTGGTGGAACTTGGCGTATTTGATACGGGTGCCAAGAATCAACTGGCGACCGCCCGCCCTGTTGAAAATCATATTCCGGCTTGACTCGTTCGTCAGTGAGTCGCGCATATGGCCGCGCAAGACAAGCAACGGGCGATTGGGAAAATGGCGACGCTTCCACGCGGCATAGGCGGGGCTAAGTGGCGGCCAGTTCATCCCTACGCTTTTGCCCTTACTTGTGAACGCCTTGTCGATGCGCTCCGTCCAATTTTTTTTGATACGCAATGCCGCGCCACCATCGAAAGGACGCTCTCCCCATTCGCGGAGTTCGCCTTCGGCATCTTGTAAGTTCTCAAGACCTGTGACGCGTATTTCAATCATTCGGCTTGTTCTTTAACCTTTTTTACAGCGGCCTTTTTTGGCGCAGGCTTGCCGACCAACTTGTCAACGGCGGCTTTAATGTTGGCTTGCTTCTGGTTCATCTGCTCAACATATCCCGCACCCTCGACGGCATCCTTCGCCGTTTCGTCAATCGCTGTTTGTATTTTTTCTATGCCCTCGGCATCGGGGCGAACGCCTGCCGGAAGGACTACGCTCGCAACATCGGCAACGGTAGGTTTAGACATTGGTTAACTCCTAAGTAAACTCATCGAACCGCTTGCGGCCTCGCGTTCGATCTCTGCGGAAGGTATATCATACATGCCGCCCTTGATATTTTCTAAAATCCGGTCACGCTCGACGACCAACGGCTCAAGCAGTTCGTCCGTCCCTGTGGCCGACGAGCTATATGCGGCACGTTGCGTCCGTATCGCCGTCATCGTAGCGTTTAACGTCTTGAGGATATTCGACGCATCAGAACACGCGTTATATGTGATTTGCGTGTTGGCCGTAGATTTTAACTCTATCCACGGCGCAATCTCGACGACAATCTCGCCGTCAGAGTTTACTATATCATCCTCGGTGATCATGTAGCGTTGTGGATCATGTTGGATTTTGATAAAATCGCCACGGCGCACCGATCCTAATAAATTCCCGCTATTAGATTTTAGCGAAAGGATCGAGTCCATAAGATTCGCGTCATCTTTCAACAAGATATGTTGGCCGCCGTTAGGCTGTAGTTGACCGCCCTTTTCGGCGATAGGGGTCGCATAGCCGACCGCCCGCAAAATTGCGTTTATCTCGCTAAAATCTTGCGTGATAAATCCCTCGACCTCAGTGCTTGACGGGTCGCTGTTCGCGTCAATGGTAAACTGCTGAACCATCGCTTGAACGTCAGACAGTTCGCAGTATCCATCTGTTGATAAATCAATCGCCACTTGTCACCTCAGAGGTCGCTTTCTTTTTGCGATACGACCGTTTAGGTTTCGCCTTTTCTTTAGGTTTCGCCTCGGCAAACAGTTCCATCGTCGAATCGTCAAAGTCGGACGCATTGATAATGGCGAACCCGTCGGCGTGTTTGATTTTTATCGTTTTGATTTGTGGCATATTTCCCTAATCGTTTAATGGGGCAAGGGATCGCTCCCCTGCCCCATTGTCTAAACTATCCGAGAATACGGCAAGCCAATTCGGGGCGCAGTAGCGTGGCTCCATAAAGGATGTCGTACTCGAATTTCCACTGCTTCTCTTGGCGAGAAACTTCCAAGCGCATCGTCAATCCGCTCTTGTCGTCGGTGACCTGTCGCATCATGTCGCTGTTCATGCTCGCGTCCATCAACGGAGCCATAGCGAACCCGAAAGCGTTACGCTGAAAGCCCAAGTTGACAACGTGAGAAGCGGCGAACGTGATGGCGGCGTTGTCGGCAACAGCCGCATCCAGAGCGGGAGCAAATGTAACGTTGCCACCTGCATAACTGGATACAACAAACTGCTGAGAAGATCCGGCAATCGTGAAGATGTCGCCCTCAACAGGGTCGTTGCTTCCGGTGTCGATACCGATAGTCGTATCGCCTGCGGCGGTTGACGCATCGTTGACCAACCAACCCGTCGGCGTTCCGTTGCTGTTGGTGAAGGTGGGGACGTTCTGGTCGAGATTCCAAGAGGCACCGAGCGCATAGCCGATGTCACCAGAGATAATCCCCTCAGTCGATCCGCGATAGGAAGCGTCCTGCAAGGCGCGATTGTTAAGCGCGTTGCCTTCGGCATCCGCATCCAGAACAACGGCGCGATCTTCAAGCGGTGACTTGAACTCGTTTAGCTTGGCCCGTGCGCCGGTCGTCCACGCGTTGAGGTTCGACGCGAAAGGCGTTGTGCCTGCCGTGCCTGCCTGCGAGTAAATGCCCTTGTAGAGGCCGAGAATATAGCTGTCCACATTGTTAGCCAATGAACGGACCGCCTCGTCGCCCTGTAGGGTCTGGAACGAATCAACGTCGATCTGCGTGATCTGCTGATCGGTCAGATAGAAACCGGCCTTATACCACTGGTTGAGCGAGATGGTCTTGCTCGACAGCGTGGTATCGCCTGCGGCGGCGAGCGTGTTGCTCGGCGAAACAGACGAGGCCGTAATATCAGCCGCCACGGGGACGGTGATCGTATCGCCGCGATTGCGGGCGACGTTGCTATAGGTCGAATTGACCAAGCGAGGCATGACAGCGTTCTCGCGCAAGACTTCCAAGCCACGCGCAATTAGCTTGTCAACAAGAGGGGTGATAGTGTTTGCCATACGGCAATCTCCTTAAAAAAGGTTAATGGGTTTATACCCGTAGGTTAGATACCCGTTGATAGTGCTCTCGGAGCATCGCACCAGATTGCCGCTCGGCGGTAATGCGGTGAATATGTCGGACTACTTGCGCCTATGCTCCTTTAACCGTCTACGATTTCAACTTCGCCTTTAGATACTTCTGACACATATTTGCCGATCTCGGATCGACGTATGCGTTTCTTTCCGTTCTGCGCGGCGGTTTCGCCGCCGTTAGCACCCGACCCTGTTGACTCTGCAAAGAGAAACGAATCCGATGCTCTTAATTCTTCGACCAGATCGGGAATGCCTTGAGGCGTTTTCCCGTCGGAACTCATCACAGGGTTGCCCTGTGCATCTACGCGGACGGCGGTCGTTCCGTCGCGCTTGAGTTGCGGCCTTATTGCCCGTATGATGTGATCAACGGCTCGGTCGTTTCTCGCATGGGACTTTATGGCCGCATCTCTAATTTGGTTCTCAACGATGTGTATGTCAAGCGTCTGTTCTGCCGATTGGTATTGTTGTGATATTTCGTTGATCTTTTGCTCGTAGCTTTGGCGCATCGCCTCGGTGCGTTTGTCGAGTAGTTCGTCGATCTTGCCCTCGCTCAACAGTTCCTTCTCGGTGCGTTGTTGCACCTCTTTTTGTGATTCGGCCAGTTGTTTCTCAAACTCGGCTTGACGTTTCTTTAGTTCCTCATTTTCACGGTAGAGCGTCCGGTTGTTGTTTCGGAACTCGTCAATCTTATCGTTGCTATCAGTTTGCAAGACGTAGTTGTCGCCGTCTTGCGTGTAATGCTCTTTGATACCTTCTGGCAGATTGTCAAAAGCATCTGCGTCGAGGATGCTATTAAGCGGTGCCATATTTCTCCTTTAGCTCGGCTAAGGTTAGAGTGCGACCCTGTTGGTCAATTAAATCTTTTAACGTGATCTTTCCGTCTTTATATAACTGCAAACGCCCCGCGCCTATCGTCGCCTTTTGCTCGGCCTCGGTCATTGCGTCGAACGTCTTGGCAAACGTCGGGGTCGGCGCAGGCTTGCCGTCGATAGGAAACCGCTCGCCCCGTTGCGCGATGTCCTCGCTAAGTTCGGGATCAAGGACGGCCTGCAAATCTTCCAATGACTTAAATATCGGCACGAGCGTCGTCCGGCAATTAAAATGCCACGGCGGGGGTCCGGGAAAGCTTATAGGCGTTCCTCGGAATCCGCGCCCTGTTTGTAGGTCCCACGCATACCCGTTTCGCGTCCGGCAGAGTATCGTCGTGCGGTTGTCAAGGACGGCGTTGGCCTGCACCCCGCGAATAACGTCTGCGTTGCGTTGATACGATGCCAAACGCGCCGAGTTGACTACAGTATCGGTTGCCGTTCGTATGAGAGTCTCCGCGCCTGCCTTCGATTTGAAAACCACCCCATCGCGAAACTGCAAAGACCGATTGCCGCGAATAATGCGGAGCATATCGTCAAGCGTTTGGTTGTTCTGCACTGCATAGTTTAGCGCGTCCTTTGTGTTGTCCTTTAAGCCTCGTCGTTGCCGCGCCCATCGCTCGGCAACCGTCAAGCCGTTTCTGTCGTTCGGCACGAGGCCGGTCTCGACAATCTCAAGCGCGATCTCTGGCGAGATCAAATCCGGTGCGATAGGTGCGCGAAACGCCTGCCGCGTAATAGACGCAACCGCTGCCGATTCGGTTGCCGCTAATCCGGCAAACGCCTCGACCGATTGCGCGGCCATCGCTATATAAGTGCGGTCAATCGCTCGATTGACCTGCTCCAGTAGTTGCTCAAGTTGTCGGCGACTTCTCGGCTCGGCGGCTTTTATCAGATCGACAATCTCGCCTTGCAGGTCGTTGATCTGAGAGATAACGTCACGGATTTGACCGTTCTGGAACGCGATCAAATCAAGATCGTGTTGCGTTAATAGTTGATCGACGCGCTCGTTTATTGTCGGCATTTAGCCGTTACCCTTCGGCCTGCATTACCGCTTGTATGCCTGCCTGTAGGTCGAGCATTTCGCGTTCCTCTTGTGGCGAGGTCTCTGGCCGTAGCAGTTCGCCGCGGTCATACAGAAAGAGCAAGTTGTCAACCGTCATATATCCGGCCTGCACGATTTGCATCAACTTGACGGCCTCGTCGCCGGTCATCTGCTCGGCAAAGAAATCGTTATTGAGGATAACCTCGACCCCTTCCGGCGTTGCACCTATCCAGACGTTGAGTAGAGCGACGGCCTGCGTCAGACCACGGTCGAGCGTTTCGGTAATGCCGCCTAACGTCGCTTGATCTCCTGCCGAGCGGAGGCGAATAGCGGCGGCGGCTTCAGACTGGTGCTTTTGCTTTTCAAGTAGACGGCCACCAAGCGCGGCCATCTTCGCCTCGTCCTCGGCCAGTGCGTCGCGCATAGCCGCCAACCCTTCGCCCGTAAACTCTAAATAATACGCTTTTGCGTTCGGCTCCTCTGACCACCACGCCGCACCTGCGCCGATGCGATACCCGTCGTTGGACTTGGGAAACCCTGCGGCGATAGCTGTCGGCAAGCCCGTATAGTGGAGACCGTGGTTGTAGTCGCACGACAGTCGCCAGTGGTGCAGGTTTACGTCAACGAGGTCGAGCAGGGGCGGCTTTTCGATCTCCATGCCAACCGTATTTGAGTTGATACAAACAAACGGGATATATTCAAGTGGCGCACCTGCTACCGTCGGCACTGTTTCATCCACGAGCACGTATTGCTCGCGCTGAGAAGATGCGCTTTTTACTTTGACATATACCCGCACGATATAAATGCCATTCTCAAGCGACAAGACGCGAAGGCGTTGTTGTTCGGTCTGCTCGTATTCGTCGTTGACATCCTCGACATGGGCCATCTCCGATAGGACGACCATCGTGACGACCGACCGGCCACCGATGCGCTCAGTGCGCCAGTTGATAATATTCTCGGCAACATACGGGACAAGATACGGGCGATTTTCTTCGCCGCTATAGTCACAAAGCAATCCATACCGCCCAACCGTCAGCAGTTCGCGCATGGCCGTTTTTGCCAACCCGTCAAAACTCTCGTCGGTCATTGTTACGTCACCGAGGTATTGATCTGCCGCACCTCCGGCGATAGACGGCGACCGGCGAAAACACGCGCCAACCATGCCCTGCACCGTGCGAGCGGTTGCGTTGAAATATAAGCCGCGCCGGAGATACGCCATGTATTCGGTCGGACTTTGCGTATCAAGCGGCGGGACGTATTCGGGGCCGCGATCTATAACAGCGGCCTGCCCCTCATGCGCGTCGCGGCACTTCTGCCAAAATGGGGCCATGTCGTCGTAAGATGGGGCGGTCGATTCTACTGGCATTCTTGCGTTCCCTCGTTAGCGTTTCCCGCTAAAATAAAAATATATAGTCATTTGCGCCATTTAGCTTAAAGGCCGCGCACTCGCGACATCCCGCCGTCATTCTTGCCGATCATCAAATCGGTCAACGCCCATACGAGCGCGTCGAGGCGGTCGGGCGAGTCCCGCGACTCGTGCGTATACATGCAGAGTTGATCCTCCAACGCGGCGAACGTGCCGCAGTGATGGATTCGTCCCTGCTCGTATAGAGCCGCTATCGGTTCGGCGCGTAAAATCTTACCACGCGCCGCTCGGACCGCCTTATAAGATACATTGCGGTCAACCGTGCGTATTGTATGCTCTACCATGTCGCCGCCTTGATTAACCTCGGCAACGATCCGGTCGGCGTTGTATTTATAATACGCTTTAATCGCCTGTATCGCCCACTCTTGGGGCGTGTATTGCCCGCTCAAATCCTCGACAATATACCCACGGTTGCCAATCATACCGGCGACCAATATGCCGGTTTCGTCGGCATCCTCGCCCGAAGTGACGGCAGGATCAACGCCGACAACGATCCGCTCAAAGTGCGGCGGCGTTTCGCGCAAGCGGTGCGCGTCGATCATCTCCCGCGACCAGAGCGCACCGACCACATCGTCGAGAATCTCGGCGTGTAGCTCTTGCCGTCCGAGGCGCGTCCCCTCGTAGCGTTCGACGATTCGCTTGGCAAACGACTCAGCCAAGTTTTGCAGGTTGTCGTATGTCGAGCCTCGCGTCACCGTTACCAGTTCGTCGGCGACCAGTTCCCTCATAATCTGAACGGGTCGCGGCGTGGTTGTAATGACGGCCTGCGGCGACTCGCCCAAGCGCAGGCCGAGGTCAAGGTTGCTCCACGTTTCCTCAGCGTATCTGTACTTTGCCAACTCGTCGAGCCATGCTGCGTCATGCTGTGGGCCGCGTAGCTGATCCGGCTCGTCGCCCGAATAACAAACGCCGATTGCGCCGTTGGGCCAAGTTAGTCGCCGCTTTGACGGTTCATAGAGCGGTCGGTTTCGGCCTGCTGTCGCCAGTATACCCGACTCCCCTTCGACCATTACGTCGCGCACATCCGCCTTTGTTTCCCCGACGAGCGCAATGCGTTCGCGTCCCTGCCGGATTTGCTCATGCACCCACTCGGCCCCGCACCGCGTCTTGCCGAATCCGCGCCCCGCCATGATAAGCCAGACGCGCCAGTTGCCTTCCGGCGCGATCTGGTCGGGACGCGCCCAGAACCGCCAGTCCTCCAGTATCTCGGCAGCTTCGTTGGCTGACAGTTCTTTAAGTATCGTCGCCCGCGTCGCTT